ACGGCCGTTATATCTGTAACATTTTTTCCACGTGACGGAGGTGATCGCGATGGCGTCGAAACCAAACTTGCGGGCCGTGGCTTCTGACGAGAAGGCTCCCAGGAAGCGCCGCCAGACGATCACCCAGGCAGCCGAAGGCGGGGATCGGCGCGAGCTTCTTGTGACAATGCGTGCCCGAGTCGCCAAGACTGTCGAGGACCCTAACTGCCCGCCACGTGATCTAGCCGCCCTGACACGTCGCCTACAGGAGATCGCCAAAGAAATTGAGGCGATGGATGCACGCGCGTTGGAGGAAGAGGTAGAGAATGCCACAGCCGAAGACAGCGCATGGGAAGCTGTCTGATGTTGCTCGGCATCTTGTAATACCTGACGGCGTAAAGACTACTTCGTGGCCGGCAGTACGCGATAAGTGCAAAGACCTCGGCATTGAGTTCGACCCGTGGCAGGATGGCGCGGGTCGGGTGATCTTGGCGAAGGACGCGCAAGGTATATATGCGACTTCAGTCGCCGGCGCTGTGCTGTCAGTCCCTCGTCAAGTGGGAAAGACTTTCCTTATCGGCGCTGTCGCGTTCGCGCTGTGCCTGCTGCATCCGGGCTTGACGGTGATTTGGACATCGCACCATTTGCGAACCTCGAACGAGACGTTCCGTGCTATGCAGGGGATGGCGCAGCGTCGCAAAATTAGACCATACGTGGAGCGCGTTATCCTCGGATCTGGCGACGAAGAGGTGCGTTTCATCAATGGATCGCGGATCTTGTTTGGTGCTCGTACCCGAGGGTTCGGCGTCGGGTTCTCAGGAGTCGATGTTCTAGTATTCGACGAAGCGCAGCGCCTTGGTGAGGGATCAGTGGACGATTTGGTTCCGACTACGAACCAGTCGAAGCATCCTGCGGGAGCGTTGCTGCTGTATGTAGGGACTCCGCCGAGACCGACAGATGATAGCGAAGCCTTTACTAATAAACGGCGGAATGCACTCAACGGGACGCTTGAGGTCGGCGCATATATCGAAATCTCCGCAGATAAGGGCGCTAGCCCCGATGATCGCAAACAGTGGCGAAAGGCGAACCCGTCGTACCCGCATCGCACGCCGGAGCAGTCGATGCTTCGGTTGCGCGCGAATTTGGGCGACGAGTCGTTCTTGCGCGAGGGTATGGGCATCTGGGATGAGCGGGTGCTGGAGCCGACGCTCGTCTCTCATGACGACTGGTCGGCCTGCGCGGTCGCTGAGCCGCCGGCCGAGGGGATCAAGTCTTTCGGTATCAAGTTTTCCGCTGACGGCGCGAGCGTGGCAGTGGCGGGCGCGATGCTGGAGCCGGACAAGAACGTACATATCGAGCTTGTGGGCGCTTATAGCGGGTCGATGGCCAACGGTACGCGACAGCTCGCCTCGTGGCTTGCTGAGCGTTGGCGTGACTACGCGTCCATCGTCGTGGACGGGCCGTCGCATTCGGGGGCGTTTATCAACGCGCTACATGATGCCGGCGTGAACAAGCGGGTGCTGATCGTTCCGACGTGGCCGCAGGTGGCAGCTGGTAACGCAATGTTTTTAGACGCAGTGGTCACCGGCGCGATGACGCATCTCGCGCATGAGGGCCAAGAGCTTCTAGACGAGTCCGTGCTCGGTGCGACTAAGAAAATGCACGGCGATAAGGGCGCCTGGTCGTGGATCGGCGTCGACGACGACTCTGACCCGCTGCCTGTCGGCGCGGCGTCGCTGGCGCTGTACGGAGCTAGGACGAGTAAACGCAGGCCAGGCGGAGGCTCACGCGGCAGCCGAGGGTCGACAAACGGCAGAGAGGCGGTGGTGCTGTGAACGAGGCTATCCGCGTCAAGGGGCTATCCGATGATGAAGGCCGCACCGTTAACCGCCTGCTAGCCGAATTGGACGCTAAGAGTCTTCGAAATCGAATTCGCAAGGCGTACTACGACATGAAGGTTGCGCCGAAGCTCGTGGGATCGGTCATCCCGCCGCAGTACTGGCGCGCCGGCATCGTCCTGGGGTGGTCCGGCAAGGCCGTTGACCTCCTGGCGCGGCGCTGCAACGTCGATGACTTCGTGTGGCCCGATGGCGACTTGAACTCGATTGGCTTCGCTGAATGGTGGGAGAGTAACCGGCTTGGATCCGAGATCCGTCAGGCGTTCATTTCGTCTCTGATCCATTCGGTAGCCTTCGGCATCAACACGACGGGTACTGCCGATAGCCCGAACTCGTACCTGCATTTTAAGACCGCGCTGGACGCTACCGGCGACTGGAACTCATTTGCCCGCCGCATGGACAATCTACTATCGGTCCTGGAGTACAGCTCCGATGAGCACGAACCTAATCGTCCAGTCAAGCTCGCGTTATATCTGGATGGCGAGACTGTCACGATGGCCCGCGATGGTGGCGCTTGGTCTGTCACGGATCGCACTAAGCACGTTTACGGCGTACCTGTTGAGCCATTGGTGTATAAGCCGCGCATCGGCCGTCCGTTCGGCTCGTCAAGGATTTCGCGCGCTGTTATGAGCCACCAGGATGCCGCTGTGCGTTCGGCTATCCGTCTTGAGGCGCACGGCGATATTTACGCGATACCTGACCTGTGGATGCTCGGCGCTGACGAGTCTATTTTCAAAAACTCTGACGGTTCACAGAAAGAGTCCTGGCAGGTCGTTATGGGGCGCATCAAAGGCATCCCAGACGACGAGAATGCGGCAGAGCCACGCGCTGACGTAAAGCAGATCCCAGCATCGTCACCGAAGCCACATTTGGACATGATTAGGCAACAGGCGCAGCTCTTCTCTGGCGAAACTTCTATTCCGCTGACGTCGCTGGGCGTCGCCGATAACAACGATGCGACCTCGGCTGAGTCATATATCGCCTCGCGTGAGGATCTGATCGCTGAGGCTGAGGGTGCGGCTGACGACTGGCGCCCCTCGTTGCGCCGTCTTGCGGTGCGCGGCCTAGCGATGGCCAACAATATCGGCCTCGATAGCGTGCCCGGTGAATGGCTGAGCATCGATACGAAGTTCCGGTCGCCGATCTACCAGTCGCGGGCAGCGCAGGCCGATGCTGGCATGAAGCAGATCACCGCAGCGCCGTGGCTCGCCGAAACCGAGGTGGGGCTTGAGCTGCTCGGTTTGACTGACCAGCAAATTGAGCGGGCACTGAGCGAACGTCGCCGTGCCGGCGGGTCGCAGGTTCTGGAAACGTTACGCCGGTCGGCTGAGGCGGTAAGCAGTGGCGACACCGGAACAACTGAGGAGTGACGTCGACACGCTCGTGAGCGAAGCGCGGGCCGACATCGCGCATCTCTGGCGCCAATCGCTGGACCCGAAAGCCCTGAACGCTGCGCTGCACGACATCTTGCCGCCCCTGGTTGACACTTACGGCCTCGCGGCGGCATCCGTTGCCGCTGACTGGTACGACGATTATCGCGAAGGCATGGAGGTGCCGGGGCGTTTTCGAGCGCTGGCCGCAGATATTCCTAATTCAGGTGTGCATGAACTGATCGGCTGGGCTGAGGCTGAGGCGATCACAACCGATACCTTGCGTCCGCTGATCGAGGGCGGGATGCAGCGCCGGATTGTCAACTTTTCGCGCAAGTCGATTATGGACTCAACGCGCGCTGACCCGAGAGCCGACGGCTGGCAGCGGGTTGGTGTCGGCGAGTGCAAGTTTTGCGAAATGCTTATCGGTCGCGGCGCTGTGTACAAGGAGTCGACGGCTGATTTTGCGGCGCACGACGATTGCAAATGCAACGCAGTCCCAGCGTTCGGCGGGAAGCCGCGGACAGTGAAGCCGTATACGCCAAGCCAGCGCGGCAGCGAAGCCGATCAGGCGCGCGCGAAAGCTTGGATCGCCAAGCACTTATAAGACTCCCCAGCGTCTAGCTGGGTTACGCCAACGTGCAGCGGTCAATGCACGGGTTCAAGGAGTAGCAATGTCAGATACGGCTGAGCAGCCAGAAAGTGAAGCACAGCAAGGCGAGCCGACCGAAGATCAAGGGTCGGAAAAGCAGGCTAAGCCTGAGTCAATCACGATGACGCCCGCGAAGCTCGAAGAGCGCTTGGAGCGTGAGCGCGCCAAGTTCTCTGACTATGAAGATTTGAAGGCTAAGGCTCAAAAGTTCGATGAGCTTGAAGAGGCCAACAAGTCAGAGCTTCAAAGGGCACAGGACCAGATCGCGAGCATTGAGCAAGAGCGCGACACCGCGTTGCGCGATGCGCTCCGGTTCAAGGTCGCGACTAGGTATGGCGTGAGCGACGAGGACGCGGACCTGTTTTTGACCGGCACTGATGAGGACACGCTCGTCAAGCAGGCTGAGCGGTTATCTCAACGTAATGACTTGCAGCTCAAGCAAGGTAACCATGTGCCCGATGAGGGCAAACCATTGACCGCGCAGGAAGGTAGCGACGCGGCTTTCGCCCGTAGCTTCTTCGGCGCTGACTAGGTGAAAAGGAGTGGATGATGAATCCATTGAAGCAGTCTGCCTTCAGCCTGCCGAAGCATTTGGCTGATGGCATTTGGAAGAAAGCCGAAACGGGATCGACTATCGCCGTCCTGTCGGGCGCCGAACCGATGCTGTTCGGGCAAACGCAGGTAATGAAATTTACCCAGCGGCCCAAGGCGCAGTTCGTCGGTGAAAGCGAAAACAAGAGTGCTGCGGACACCAATTTTGGCACCGTGACAATTGAACCGCACAAGGTTCAGGTCACCGTCCGGCACTCAAAAGAAGTTCAGTGGGCCGATGAGGACTATCAGCTCGGCGTTTTGGCTGAACTGTCCAGCGCTATGGGTGTTGCTTTGTCGCGTGCTTTGGACCTGGGCGTCTATCACGCAATCAACCCCCACAGTGGTGACGCCTTGAGTGGCAGCCCCGGCAAGGTGTATGACACCGGCAATAGCGTCAGTGTCACCGATGATGCTGACTCCGATGTTGAGCAGGCCGTAGGGCTGGTCATATCGGATGGGTTTACCCCGAACGCTATCGCTCTGGACCCGTCGTATGCCTGGATACTGGCGACTGCGCGTTACGAAGATGGCCGCAAGATCTACCCTGATCTTGGGTTCGGCACTGACATCACGAGCTTCCAAGGCTTGCGTGCCGCCGTATCGACTACGGTTTCGGCTCCGGAGGGCGCTGTGTCAGGCGGAGTGTACGAGACGGAAAACCCGAACATCCGTGCCTTCGTGGGCGACTTCGAGCAGATCCGGTGGGGCGTGCAGCGCCAAATCGGCGTCGAGAAGCTCACCGCCGGCGACCCTGACGGCACAGGTGACCTGAACCGTCGGAACGAAATCGCGCTTCGCGGCGAAGTTGTATTCGGTTGGGCCGTCATGGACACCGACGCCTTCGCGGTGATTGAGGGTGAGTCGGGAAGCTAAACAGGGCCGTTCCTGGTTCTAGCACGTTCCCGAGTAGATAGGCAGGGGTGACCCGCGATGGACATCATCACGAGAAGTGACCTGCCGCAAGACGTGCAGTCCCATGAGCTGATCGATATGTTCGTGGACGGCGCAAACGCGGCAGCCCAGCGGGTCGCCCCTTGCCTTGGGTCCGATGACCCTGAGCCCAGCGACTCCCAGCTCAACGAAGCTCGACTCGTTCTCATTAGCGCAGTCCGCCGGTGGGCTGACAGCACGAGTGGTGCGTTCACGCAGCAGAGTGCTGGGCCATTTTCGGCGACCATCGACACGCGGCCACGTAGTGGCTACAAACTGTGGCCGTCCGAAATAAAACAGCTGCAAGAGATTTGCGGCGCCGGCAAGACGGGCAAGGCGTTCGGGGTCGACACGGCGCCGTCGATGATTGGTGTTCACGTGCCGTGGTGCTCGCTGGCTTTTGGTGCCTCGTGGTGCTCGTGTGGTGCCGACATTGCGGGCGAACCGATTTACGAGCGTGAATGGTGAGCAGCTTCCCCACCCCCTACACCGTCGAGGTGCTGCCGTACAGCGACGACGCGACGGACGCCTACGGGAACCCGGTGCGCGAATGGGGCGAGCCTGTCACGCAGCGTGTGATGGGTTGGGCGCCTCCGACCGCTGACTCTGCGGCGTCGGGCGTGAGCGGAGACTCGCTGTCGCGTGGCTTCGAGGACGGCCTGATCCGCGACCTTGACGTGTATGTGCCGCCGGGCTTCGAGGTGGACCCGCGCGATCGTGTGCGCGTGCAGGGCCTCGATTACGAGATTGTCGGCAACGTCCAAGACTTCACGCACGGCCCGTTCGGCTTCAAACCGGGCGGCGTGCTGCCGCTCAAGAGGGTCGAAGAACTTGGCGCCTAAGACCCCGCCGACCGCCGAATGGCTGGCCCGGTTCAAGTCCGATTTACAGGCGCGCGGCTTCAGTGATGAGTTCATCCACGATGCGCTGCTCATGGCCCTTGACGCCGAACTGAAGGCCGACGGCCTGGTTGTGACCCCGGAGGTGGCCGATGGCTAGACGAGTGAGGATCAAGTGGCGGCTCAAGGGCTTTGAGGAGATCCGTCGGCTGCCACGCGTCAAAGAGCGCTTGCACCGAGAGGCACTGTCCATCGCCTTTGACGCCGGCGAAGGCTACGAGGCGTTCGTCGATGAAGGTAAGACGCGTTCACGCGCG